GATCCTACATTAGATAATGATGGTGATGCTTTAACAGCAGGAGATTTATATTACAATTCAGTAGGTACTGTTTTAAAATATTATACAGGTTCTGCTTGGGTATCAATTACTTCAGGTGGTATTACAGATTTAGTACAAGATACAACTCCACAACTTGGTGGTATGTTAGATGTCAATGGACAATCTATTGGTGATGGTACATTAGAATTAGTTAAATTTGCAGAAACAGCTAGTGCTGTTAATGAAATAACTGTAACAAATTCTGCTACAGGTACTGCACCAGAAATAGCAGCTACTGGAGATGATACAAATATTGATCTTAAACTTACTCCAAAAGGTACTGGTAAATTAAATTTAGATGGAATTAAATTTCCTAATGCTGATGGTACAGCAAATCAAGTATTAAAAACTGATGGTTCTGGTAATTTATCTTTTACAACAGTAACATCAGATGGAACTGCTGATTGGGACACAACTGTTAAAACAACAGGATTTACAGCTACTGCTAATAAAGGATATTTTTGCAATACTACTTCAGCAGGATTTACAGTAACTTTACCTGCAACTCCAAGTGCTGGAGATGAGGTTATAATTTTAGATTATGCAGGAACTTTTGACACTAATGCTCTAGTTATTTCTCCTAATGGAAATAAAATAGAAGGTGCAACAGATAACTTACAATTAACTGGTGAAAGAGAAGGTGTAAGATTAGTTTATATAGATTCAACACAGGGTTGGTTAGCATATTCAGGAATTAACGAAGGAACAGATGCTTTATCACCAACCTCTTATTCAATAGATTTTTTAGTAATAGCTGGAGGAGGAAGTGGAGGTGGTGATACAGGAGGTGGAGGTGGTGCTGGTGGATATAGAACATCAACACAAACAACAGCAGTAGGAACAGTAATTACAGTAACAGTTGGAGATGGTGGAGCATCTCAAACTGGTTCTGATGCAGGAAACAATGGTACAGATTCATCAATATCAGGATCAGGATTAACTACAATTACATCAACTGGTGGAGGTGGAGGAGGTTATGGTGCAAACTCTGGTAAAAATGGTGGTTCAGGTGGAGGTGGTGCACCATCAAATCAAGGAACTTTTGGAAATGGAAACACTCCAAGCACATCACCAAGTCAGGGTAATAATGGTGGTGCTGGATTTGATGGAACTATTACTTGTACTTATACAGGTGGAGGTGGTGGAGCTGGTGCAGTAGGTGGTAATTCTGCACAAACTTGTGGAACAAATAATGCTGGTGGTCTTGGTGGAAATGGGACAGCATCTTCAATAACTGGTTCTTCAGTAACTAGAGCTGGAGGAGGAGCAGGTGCTGCTAATACTGGTGGTGGAGGTAATGGTGGTGGGTCTAACGGAGGAACTGGTGGAGGAGGTGCTTCAGGAAATTACAACAGTTCAAATGGAACTGCAGGAACAACTAACACAGGTTCTGGTGGTGGTGGAGGTGGTTATAATTTTGATAGTGGTGCTGGAGGAAAAGGTGTAGTTATATTAGCTATGCCACTTGCAAGATTTTCAAACACAACAACAGGTTCTCCAACAGAGTCAGATGATGGAACAACTAAAGTTTTAATATTTAACGGATCAGGGAGTTACACAGCATAATGGCATCATTCGCAAAAATAGGATTAAACAATAAAGTTATAGAAGTTCAATCAGTAGTTAATGAAGTATTACATGATGCTAATGGAGTTGAACAAGAATCTATTGGTATTGATTTTTTAACAAAATTAACTGGTTGGGCTATTTGGAAACAAACATCTTACAACACTCATGGTGGAGTTCATTCTTCTGGTGGTACACCTTTAAGAAAAAACCACGCAGGAATAGGTTATACTTATGATGAAGATAGAGATGCTTTTATACCACCTAAACCTTTTAATTCTTGGACATTAAACGAAACTACTTGTCTTTGGGAATCGCCAATTCCTAAACCAAATGATAGAAGTGAATACAAATGGAACGAAAGCCAACAAGATTGGAATATTGTATTATTTAGAGAATAGTTTAAAAAAAACAACAGGGTAAAAATGAACAATATAAAAAATCCATCTAAATTCTATTATTGGGGTGGACTGTTATTTCACACAAAAATTTCAAAAGAAAAGAATAATAAAATATTATCTCTTTGCAAAAAAGAAGAAAATATAAATCATTTATTAGCTGGTCATATAAACGAAGAATATAAAATTGATAAAGATATGTTCTTTGAAATAATCAAAGAACACTTAAATGATTACTTAATAATGGGAAAACAATTTTATAATCAATCAATAGGTTCTTCTGTTAAAATAACTCAGGCATGGGTTAATTTTATGAAAGACAGCGAGTTTAATCCACCTCATGTTCATAACGCAGATTTGTCTTGTGTACTTTATTTAAAAATTCCAGAAGAATTAAAAAAAGAAAATCAAGATTATAAAGGTACTGACAATGGTGCTGGTTCAGTATGTTTTTCCTATGGAGAACCAAGACCACTTAATATTAACACAGTAAATATCTTTCCTGAAGAAAATGATTTTTTTATATTCCCTGCTAATATGACTCACTATGTCTATCCATTCAAATCAAAAGTTGAAAGAGTTTCTGTATCTGCTAATTACTATTTAATAAAATGATAAACTCACAGATAAATTCTATCTTTCCAACTCCAATATATGAAACTTCTTTAAATAGAGAATTTAGTCAATCTGAAATGCTATTTATTAATGAAACAAAAAACAAAACCAAAAGAAATTTTGGCAATATTATAAGCGAAGATAATTACATACTAGAAAATATTGAACTAAAATCAATAAAAGAATATCTTGATTTAGTATTACAAGACTATTTTAATAAAATAATATGCTGTTCTGAAAAAACAGTACCTTATATTACTCAATCTTGGATTAACTATACTGAAGAAGATCAATTTCATCATAGACACGATCACCCTCAATCTTTAGTTTCTGGTGTCTTATATATAAATGCAAATAAAGATTTTGATAAAATAAAATTCTTTAAAACTAATTACGAATTTTTCAGACCAGAAATTAAAGAGTTTAATTTATTTAATTCTAGTTCTTGGTGGTTTGCTGTTAAGACTGGAGATATAATATTATTTCCATCATCTTTAACACATGATGTTGAAATGAAAAAAGGAAACAACACTAGAATAAGTTTAGCTTTTAATACTTTTGTAAAAGGTTCAGTAGGAGAAAATGATAAAATATCAGAACTTATATTATGACAATTAGAAAATTATCTATTGAAGCAACTATAAAAAAATACACTAATGAAAATGGTTTTGCTTGGGGTATTAATACAGTAATGAAATCATTAGCACCAGGTGTAAGCCATGATCTAACTTCAGCTGGAGGAACATTTATTATAGACAGATGGGATTCTTCTTTGCCACAACCTACATCACAAGAAATAAGAGATGAGTATATTAGGCAGCAAACTATAGCTGAGTGCATTGAATACTTTAATAAAGTAAAATGAACATCGTAATAGCAATACCATGTTTTGGTGGCAACATCAGTAACATGACATTTCATTCATTATTTAATTGCATCAAACCTTTAAATGATATGGGACACAATCTTAGAATAGAAACACTTCCAACTGAATCCTTAATCAATCGTGCTAGAAATAAGTTTGTAACTAAGTTCCTGGATAATAAAGAATTTAATGGAACACACTTATTATTTATTGATGCTGACATAGGTTTCACATTACAGAATCTTTTAAGAGTTATAGAATTTAATAAAGAAGTTGTTACATGCACCTATCCTGTCAAAGGTTTTTACTGGCAGCAATTACTAGATCGTATCAAAGAGAATAATAATATAGATGAACAGACAATGCGTGATTATCTATTGCAGTTCAATGTTAATCTATATCCTAACACAGAATTTAAACAGGGATTCGCAAGGGTAAAGGAAAGTGCTACTGGTTTTATGATGATACGTAGAGAAGTCTTTACTACTATCATGGATAATAATCCTCAGCTTAAATACAAACCAGATCTAAGAACAGGAATAGAAGGATCAGATAATGCCTATGATTTTTTCCCTGTTGGAATATATAAAGAAAAAGATGGTGTTAATAGATTCTTATCTGAAGACTATTACTTCTGTAGATTAGCTGAAGAGTGTGGCTTTGAGATC